AAGAACGACTGAACTAGAAGCAGTCAACACAATTTTAAGTACTATTGGAGAAGCTCCATTATCAACCTTAACAGGGTCTTTACCTGTAGATGGTACAACAGCAAAGAATATTCTAAATGAAATTAGTAGAGAAGTTCAATCAGCAGGTTGGCATTTTAATACACAATACAAAGTAGATTTAACTAGAGACAATAGTAATAAAGTTCCAATAGGAACTGATGTTGTAAGAGTACAGTTAAATGCTAAGTATGATAAATCCTCTTATGATGTAGTTCAAAGAGGTAACTTTCTTTATAATCTAGCAAAGAACTCAGATACGTTTGACCAAGATTTTACAGAAAATACTTTAATCTATCTTTTAGGTTTCGTTGATATACCTGAACAAGCTAGAAGATATATAACAATTAGAAGTGCTAGAGTTTTCCATGACAGAACTTTAGGTGCAAATACTTTACATAAATTTTCTTCAGAAGATGAAGCAAGAAGTCTCGCTGTTATGAAACAAGCAGAAATGCAAACAGGAGACAACACAATATTTGATAATTACTTACAAGCATACACAGTAAATAGATAATGCCACTTATATCAAGAACCATACCAAACTTGGTTCAGGGAGTAAGTCAACAACCAGAAATTTTAAGATTAAATTCCCAAGCCACATCTCAGGTTAATGGATTTTCTAGTGTTGTTGAAGGTCTCAAAAAAAGACCTAACACAAAACATCTAGCACTTATTTCAAACTCACAAATGAACAATGCTTATATCCATACAATTAATAGAGATGTTAGTGAAAGATATATTGTAATTATAGCTAATGGAGCAATCCAAGTTAAAACAATAGCAGGTGTTGATAAATCAGTTCTGATGCAGACAAACGCATCTAATTATTTAAGCTCATCAAATGCAAGAGAGGATTTTGTAGCTGTAACTGTTGCTGATTATACTTATATTTTAAACAAATCTAAGACTTGTGCTATGGCTTCAACAACTAGTCCTGCAAAAGTAGAACGAGCTATTTACTCAGTATTACAAGGAGTTGTTAGTACAAAATATACAATTACTATTGATGGCTCAACATTTTCATTTACATCAAGTGGAAGTACTTCTGATACAGAGGCTATAAGAAATGGAGTTAAATCTGCTTGTGGTACTATTTCAAATATCGCATTTGCTGATGTAGGAACTTCAAGTTTCTCAATAACTAAATCAACAGGTACTTTGGTAGTCAGTGCGAGTGATGGTTATGGAGATGATGCTTCACAAATAGTTGGTGCAAAAGTTCAAAATTTTTCAGAATTGCCATCTCCTGCAGTTAGCGACATGGTCGTAGAAATTACAGGAGATGCAAACAGTAAATTTGATAACTACTTTGTTAAATATAATGCTACTGATGATTTGTGGGTTGAAACAGTAAAGCCAAATACAAAAATTAATATTAATCCTAATACAATGCCACATGTTTTAATAAGAACAGCAGATGGTAATTTTAGATTTACACAAGTAGATGGTAGTTCATATACAATTTCAGGAACAAGTTATGATGTACCTAAATGGGGAGAAAGAGTTTGTGGAGATATAGACAGCAACCCTGACCCAAGTTTTATAGGTAAGAAGGTAAATGATATTTTCTTTCATAGAAATAGATTTGGTTTTTTAGCAGATGAAAATGTTATTATGTCTAGAAGTGGAGAGTTTTTCCAATTCTTTACTGAAACAGCAACAGATGCTTTAGATACTGACCCAGTAGATGTAGCGTCAACTGCAAAAAAAGTTTCAATTTTAAGAAGTGCAATTTCTTTTGATGAAGACTTACTATTATTTACAGACCAAACACAATTTATACTTTCAGGTGGAACTACTTTAACAGCAGGAAATGTTTCAATTAATACATCAACTGAATATGAAAACTCAATTAGTTGTAAACCGATAGGAGCAGGGAGTAATGTGTTCTTCTCTTTTAACAAAGGTAAATATACAGGAATTAGAGAATTTTTTGTTAAAGATGATACTGGAACTAAACAAGCAGATGACATTACAGCAAATATTCCAAAATATATTCCAACAGGAATTTTTAAATTAGCCTCAGCTACAAATGAAAATATTTTAATTGGTTTGTCTTCAGAAAGTGCATCACAAAATTGTTTATATGTTTATCAATATTATGTGCAAGATGGTCGTAGATTACAAAGTGCATGGCACAAATGGGATTTTGGTACAATAGAAACTGATAAAATTCTAAATATGGATTTTATTGAGAACACTCTATACATAATTAATCAAAGAAATAATAAAGTATATTTAGAAAGTTTAGATATATCTCCTGCAGTTGCAGATGATGGTGCAAATTATCTAACGTATTTAGATAGAAAATTTAAAGATGATGATACTGGCGTACAAAAAAGTTTTAATGCAGTAACAAATAAAACTACATTTGTTATTCCATATCCAAAAACAAATTTAATGAAAGTAGTTGGTCGTGTAGGTGGTAGTAATACAGCAGGACAAGAAATTCCTACAGTTTCACAGACAGGTTCAACTATTGTTGTAACTGGAAATTTTTCTAATGCTAATCTATGGTTTGGAGAGCAATATGAATTTTTATTTCAATTTTCTCAGCAATTTATTCAAGTATCAGACAGTGGTGGTTCTAGAATTTCAGTAAAAGATGGCAGATTACAGATAAGAAACTGGAATGTTTCTTTTAATGATACAGGCTATTTTACTACAGAAGTAACACCTATTGGAAGAAGTACATCAAGTTCGACATTTACAGGACTTAAACAAGGTACAGGTTCATTGGGTGTAGTTAATTTATCTGATGGGGATTTTACTTTTGCAGTTCAATCACAAAATGACAAGCTAACTATTAAAATTAAGAACGATAGCCATTTACCATCTAATCTTATCAATGCAAACTGGCAGGGCTATTATGTTACGTCATCAGTTAGAGAATAATCATTTTAGATTATCAACTCTAGATGACATTAAGTATTTAGCACCAAGATTAAGATTTGAAGATAAAAGAGAAATTTTATCTAATAGTGGGCTAACACCTTATGAAGCATTATATTTTAGTTATATACATTCTGATATTTCTTTTACAGTAGTAAACAAAAAGAATGAACCTGTAGCAATATTTGGAGTTAATGATGTAGGTAATAATGTTGGAGCTATATGGTTATTAGCTACTAACGATTTAGCTACAGCTCAAATATCATTTTTAAGACAATGCAGAGATGTAGTTAAAGTCTTTAATACTAAATACAAAATTTTATGGAACTTTGTGGATTGCAGAAATTCACTACACATCAAATGGTTAAAGTGGTGTGGTTTCAAATTTATTAACAAACAAAAATATGGAGTTTTAAATGAACCTTTTTATGAGTTCATTAGAATATAATTATGTGTGACCCAGTAACAATGACAGTAATGCAAGTTGCCAATGCAGGTATGCAATACAAGCAAGGCAAAGCACAGCAAAAGAATAGATACGAAGCACAAAAAAGACAAAACGAAATGGCAAGGAAAAATGCCTTACAGCGTTATGCTTCAGCAACTCTAAAGATTAGACAAGAGCTAAAAAAGTCAGCACAAGCAGATTTTGAAGGAACTAAAAAAGCCAGAAACATAAGAGCTAAATTTAAAGCAAGTGCAGGAGATGCAGGTGGAGTAGCACTGACAGGTTCAACCAATGCTTTGTTATCAAACTATTACAGAACAGAAGGCAACTATAGAAATGCTATTAGAAATAATATGGACATTAATGTTTCACAATTTGAAAGAAATTTAGAAGCAATACAATTTGGTCAAGAAAGCCAATCAACTTATTTAACACCACCAGACAGTAAAATGTTATTTGCTACACAAGCATTTAATATAGCCAACTCTTATATGTCATTAGAATTTCAAAAACGAAACGCTGGATTAATGACTAACAAACAAAAAAGAGGTCAAAGAAGAAATCTAACTTACGATAATTATAACCCACCTAAATAATGGCAAAGAGACAAACCCCAGAATTAAATTTGCAACCTGAACAGCAACAGGTTTTATCAACAGACTTTAATTTATTTTATGTTCCACAAGAAGCTCCTTTACCTTCAGGTGTTAAAGAATTTACAGCTTCATTAAATAACTTTGTTAATGGTGGTTTAATGAAAGCATCTCTTGGTAAAGAAGTTAAAATGAAGAAGTCTGAAAGAGCAAAAGCATTACAAGACTATAACGAAATGAAGGGTAAATTTAGAGAGGCAGTTAAAAGTGGAGAAATTGATAAAACTGCTAATCCATATTACTTAGAGAAATATAAGGAATTAACACTTAATTCGTTTGCTAATCAGTTTACTGAAAGAGTATTAGAAAAATACAATAGTAGCGGTGTTAAGAAAGATATTACAGAAGGTGCTTTTGAGCAGTTTTATAAAGAGCAATTAGGTCTATTTGTTAAAGAAAAGGAATTAGGTTTCTTTCAACCAGAAGAACTAGAAAAGGGCTTCTTTCAAGAAACATCAGTTTATAGACAACAATTAGAAGCTAGTCATAAACAAAATTTACTTAACGAATTTAATATAGATTTTGATAATAAAATTAAAGACAGGGTTGTAGGAACAGTAGAGACATTTAAAAACTGGGACACAGGTGAATTATCAGAAGCAGAAGCTCAAAGTGGTATTACTAAATGGGATAAAATTTCTGAAGTATTACAAAAAGAAATAGGAAGTTTATTAGATGTTACTGGAAGTGGCAGAGTAGCTATTGATACAATTTTTGAAGGTTTAGAACTTTATGTAACTTCAACAGATGATTATGATTTTGCTTTACAATTAATTGACCAAATACCACAAAGATTATTAGGTGGCACAGGTTCTATCGCAGATATAGGTAGACTTAAAAATAAACAACAAGAATTAAAAGATTTACTTATTTCTAAACAAAATGAAAAACTAAATGAAATTGTTAAGTTTGATGC